TGAAGCACATGCGGGATATTCGTTCAACAAGAGTCATGCGGTTGCTTATTCTACGCTCTCGTATTGGACGGCGTGGTTAAAGTATCACTATCCTATAGAGTTTATGTATTCTCTTCTCAAAAATGAGAAAGATAAAGACGCAAGAACGGAGTATCTAATTGAAGCGAAAAGAATGGGCATTCCAATTAAACTGCCTCATATTAATGATTCGGATAAAGATTTTAAAATTGAAGGTAAAGGCATTAGGTTTGGACTCAGTGCTATCAAGTTTATATCGGATAAAATTGCAGAAAGATATATTGAAGCAAGACCTTTTACGTCGTTTAAAGAAGTAGAAGAGTTTACTTTTACAAAAGGTAATGGAGTTAATTCTCGTGCATTGCAGGCTATGAATGCAATAGGTGCATTAACTTTTCCTGATAATCCAGCAGATCCAGCAAAGGTTAAAGAAAACTTGTATGACTATCTTAATCTTCCTGAATTTAATATGCCAATTCCACAACACTATTACGCATATATAAATGACATTGAGGAATATGAAGAGAAGGGTGCATTCATATTGATGGGTATGGTAAAATCGATTAAGAGATCAAAAGGGTGGTCAAGAGTAGAGTTGTTAGATAAAACAGGAAGCGTGGGAATCTTTGATGAAGAAAATACCTCTATTGAGGCTGGTCGTACTTATATTATTCTTGCAAACGATAATAGGGTTGTATCTTCAATTCCGGTGGATGAAATAAAAGACTCAAAAGATCCACTGATTAAGTTTTTAAATTACAAGATGTTGCCATATAAAGATGATGAAATGTTTGTTGTTTCATTTAAGCCAAGAGTAACAAAGGCTGGCAAAAAGATGGCATCTCTTACAGTAGCAGATGCTGGCAGAGAACTACATGCAGTCACAGTGTTTCCAACATCATTTGCAAAAGCATATATGCATGTAGAGCCAGGTAATGTTTATAAGTTTGAGTTTGGTAAAACTAAAGACGGTACAGTAATAATGGAGGATGTAGTAAATGTCTGATGATTTATTTGATGATTTAGCAGAGCGTCTACATACAATAGCAATATCAAAAGGCTTTTGGTCTAATGAAGTTGATGATATTTTTATTGCAAAGCAATGTATGATGATTGTTTCTGAGGTAACAGAACTTATGGAGGCAATTCGTAAAGATAAGGGTGAGCAAGAAATTGCTATGGAGACAGCAGATATTTTAATTAGAACCTTAGATTTATATGCAGGACTTGTACATAATGATTACACAACAGTATCTTTAGATTATGCACTAAAAGAAAAAATAGAAATAAATAAGACTAGACCAGAGAAGCACGGGGTAAGATTCTAATGACAATAACAGTTGAAGAGGTTTTAGCACAACTAAATCCTAAACTAAGAAAAAGTATTTTGGTTGGAGACGAAGTTCCAAAAACAGAATATGCAGCAACTCCAAGTTTTGGATTAAATCGTGCTCTTAATGGTGGGCTTCCGTATGGTCGCCAAGTTCTTATTTGGGGATCTAAGTCTTCTGCTAAGTCTTCATTATGTTTACAGATGATTGCTCTTGCACAAAAAGAAGGAAAAGTTTGTGCTTGGATAGATGCAGAAATGTCATATGACAAAGCGTGGGCAGAAAAATTAGGGGTAGATACATCTAAACTTATAGTGTCTCAGGCTAGAACAATTAATGAGATGGTTGATGTTGGCGTAAATCTTATGGAGGCTGGAGTAGATTTAGTAGTCGTTGATAGTATTACTTCTCTTCTACCTGCAATTTATTTTGAAAAAGATTCCTCTGAATTAAAGCAACTAGAAAATACAAAACAAATCGGTGCAGAGTCTCGTGATTTTAGCAATGCATGGAAAATGATTAACTACGCAAATAATAAAGTAAAACCTACTTTGTTTGTTTTGATTAGCCAGTCTAGAAATAATATCAATGCAATGTATACAAGCCAGCAACCAACAGGTGGGCAGGCTACGAAGTTTTACTCGTCTACTGTTATAAAACTGTTTTCCTCTGAATCAGATAACCAGGCTATTAAAGGTAAGATTCATGTTGGAGATAAACTAATTGAAGAAAAGATTGGTCGTAAGGTTCGCTGGGAATTACAGTTTTCCAAGACTTCTCCATCATTCCAAAGTGGTGAATACGACTTCTATTTTAGAGGAGACAATGTAGGTATTGATTCTGTTGGTGATTTAGTTGATACAGCAGAACTTGCTGGTCTTGTTAGCAGAACTGGTGCATGGTATCAGTTAGAAGATGGTACTAAAGTGCAAGGTCGTGACGGACTTATAAGTAGAGTAAGAGAGGATTTGGACTTGCAAGAAACATTGAAGACCAAGTTATTAAATGGCTGAAAATAAATTTTCTGTTTATCCAGGCAAGTTTCCATGTCATACTTGCAAAGAAGAAGTTTTATCTTTGAGATTATGGAAAGAAACATTAGAGGTAACTTGGATGTGTAGTAAAAAACATATTTCAAAAGCACGATTTACAAAAACAAAGAAGGATTATGAGCGAGAAAAACGAGAGCAAGAGGATCGGGGCGAAACAGCATAAGAACTCTGGTCGCAACACCAAAAAAGGTGATGCAACATGGAGAAACTTTGTTGTTGACTTTAAAGAGTCTACCAAGTCTTTTACTATCAATCAAGATGTATGGGCTAAAGCAGTAACAGACTCAATAAGGGCGGGTACTGATAAGTCACCAGCCATAGTTGTTATTCTTGGTGAGGGTAATAAAAAGACTCGTCTTGCTATTATAGAATTTGATTTATTAGATCAACTAACGTGGGAGGCACAACATGGCGGAACAAGCACAGCCACAACAGACAACGCTTGATATGGTAAATGGTCTATCTGAAATTGCAGAGTATATGCAAGATGAGGAACTGACTACTGCTCTTACATTTATTGCTAAGGTAATCATTAAGCCAGACATACCGTTTAATGTGGCAACAGTAGAAATAGTAAGGCTTCAGGCTATTGCAGCAAAAATGGCATTTAAAGCAACATGGCTGACTAATGTGGACAAGTCAGATAGAAGTAAAAAGAATATCTACTATACAGCAGCGGAAGCAATTAATGATTTAGTATCTGCTCTAAAGTACATAATTCGCTAACTGATATAATAGATAAAAAGGAATATAATGACTAAAAACTTGATAAAGCAGATGATGAAAAAGGCTGATGAAAAATCTCATATCCTTGACGGCGCTGCTCTTATAGCAAAAATTAATAGTGGCTATATTGCAAATCAAAAGCCTAAGCATACAAAGAAAAAAACCTTTGCACCATCTGGTATTGTTTTTGGTCACGGGGAATGCCCAAGATATTGGTATCTTGCCTTTGAAGGAAATATATTTGAAAGTGATAATGATGCTTATGATGTAGCCAATATGACTGCTGGAACTATGTCACATGACAGAATTCAACAGGCTATGATGGACTCTGGAGTTGCAAAAAAATTCCTTGATGAAAAATACTTTGAAGAAACTGGTAAAGAAAAAGATACAACAGAATTTAAAATCACACATTCTGATCCGCCAATATTTGGTTGGGGAGATGCCCTTCTTGAAATAGATGGAGAAGAGGTTGTTGGTGAAATCAAGACAATGAAGTCTGAATCATTTGAGCACTATAAGGTAAAAGGTGAGCCAGCAGACTATCATGTTAAACAGTTAATTATTTATATGAAAGTATTAAAAAAGGCTAAGGGTGTTTTGATTTATGAAAACAAAAATAACCATGATCTTTTAGTATTTCCAATAGAAGTTACAGATAAATATAAGCAGTGGATTGATACTACGTTTGACTGGATGCGTACAGTTTACAAGTCTTGGAAAGATAAACAACTACCGCAGAAAAACTATAGGGCTAACTCAAAGATTTGTAAAAAATGTCCTGTGAAAGCAGTATGTGCCACATCAGAGCCAGGGGAAATAAAGATACCTTCTCTGGGGGGATTTAGTGAAACTGTGTAGCAACTTTGAGTGTGAAAACTACTTTACTCCTAAAGTAAGTTATCAGATATATTGTAGCGATAGTTGTAGAGATGAGGCTACAAAATCTAAGATTGCAGAACGTTATCAGGTAACACGCAGACAAAAAAGAAAAAATAAAGATAGAAAATGTCTTGGTGGTTGTGGACAGCAACTATCAATATACAATGACTCTGGATTTTGTTCTAACTGTAATGTAAGTAAAAAAGCAGTAGATAAAATGTTAAAAACTATAAAAGGATATTTTGACTATGAACAAGACTAATCAGCCACATAGTATATGCTCTATTGATGCTAGTACTAATAGTCTTGCATTTTGTATATATGCACATAAAAAAATAATGGCGTATGGAAAAATAGATTTTGAGGGCAACACTATTTATGAAAAGGTTCAAGACGCTACAAAAAAGACCAAAGCGTTATTTAGTCATTATAAATCTATGGAAGCGATTGTTATTGAGCATACAGTTTTTATGAATTCCCCAAAAACTGCAGCAGATCTTGCCTTAGTACAGGGTGGCATTATTGGTGGAGCAGGCTTGGCGGGTATCAAAGCCATAGGAAAAGTTTCTCCTATAACATGGCAAAACTATCTTGGTAATAAGAAACTAAGTAAAGAAGAGCAGTTACAAATCAGAAGCGCTAATCCTGGAAAGTCTATGTCTTGGTATAAATCATATGAAAGAGATTTTAGAAAACGCAGAACAATTAAACTATTAGAGATTGTTTATGATAAAAATATTGATGATTATGATGTGGCAGATGCGGCTGGAATAGGACATTGGGCGGTCAACAATTGGGATAAGGCTATGGGGGTTGACAAATAATACTATGAGTGGTAAACTGTATACAAATGAATTATGGCTCAAAAAGCGCTACCATATGGATAAAAAGAGTCCAGAAGATATTGCTAAAGAGTGCGGGGTAAGCGTAGAAACTATCTATGTATACCTTGCTAAATTCGGATTAAGGAAGTCAAAGAGATGAACGCTAAAAAGGCTATTGTTTTTGCATCAATAATTGGTGCAGTTGGAATTGCTTATGCTATTTATTCTTTAAGGTCTTTGTCAGATGCTTTTGAATTTGAACTAGAAGAGGAAGAGGATCTAGATGGAGAAATTTAATATTGTTGTAGACCAAGTAAATCATCCAATACATTACACAAGCGATCCTTCTGGGGTAGAAGCAATTCAGATTACTCGTCATCGTAATTTTAATATTGGCAATGCTTTTAAGTATCTGTGGAGAGCAGGTCTTAAAAATGAAGAGACTCATATTGAAGACTTGAAAAAAGCAATTTTTTATATACAAGATGAAATTAATAGACTAGAAGGTAAGTATGAGCGACACAGAGATTGAATTAGTTAAACACCTTGATGAAGTAAATAGAGTTGTTGAAGAATACCTAAAAGGTAGCGATCCAACTAAAATTGCTAAAACGCTTACTCTTCCAAGAACCAAAGTTGTTGCACATTTAAACGAGTGGAAAGTTATGGCATCTGCAAATGATGCTATTCGTGCTCGTGCTAAAGAGGCTCTTGTTGCAGCAGATGCACATTATACTAAACTAATTAATCAAGCATATGATGTTATTGAAGATGCTACAACAACTGCCAATCTTAGTGCAAAAACAACAGCAATTAAACTTGTTATGGATATTGAAGCAAGACGTATTGATATGCTACAAAAGGCTGGCTTGTTAGAAAATAAAGAGTTAGCAGAAGAAATGGTAGAGATTGAAAAAAGACAAGAGGTTCTTGTTGGTATTCTTCGTGACATAGCATCAGAGCATCCAGAGGTTCGTGACCTCATTATGCAAAGGCTGTCTGCCATTGCAAAAGAGGGAGAAGTGATTACTGTTGTCCACGATGTTCAATGATTTTTTAGAGGCACTAAAAGACGAGCAGTTTGAGGAAACTCCTGTAGACGTAAAGACATTTGTTGAGTCTCCAGACTATTTAAGCCAACCACCATTATCTGAAATACAATATGACATTGTTGAAGCAATGAGTCAAATATATAAAAAAGAAGATTTACAAAGTTTATTAGGAACTGAAAAAGGTGCAAAGCATTATGATAAATACACCAAAAATGAAATCATTCTGCAACTTGGAAAGGGTAGCGGTAAAGACCATACTTCTACAGTAGCATGTGCATATATTGTATATAAACTATTATGCCTTAAAGATCCTGCAAGATATTATGGAAAACCTTCTGGAGATGCAATAGATATTATTAACGTTGCTATTAACGCAGAACAGGCAAAGAATGTATTTTTTAAAGGTTTTAAAAATAAGATTGAAAAGTCACCATGGTTTGCTGGCAAGTATGATCCAAAAGTAAACTCAATTGGTTTTAATAAATCTATTACAGTTTATTCAGGACACTCAGAGCGTGAGTCGCATGAGGGTCTTAACTTGTTTATGGCAGTCCTTGATGAAATTTCTGGCTTTGCTACAGAGGTTGGCACTGGAAATGAACAGGGTAAAACAGCAGACAATATATATAAAGCATTTAGGGGTACCGTAGACTCTCGTTTTCCTGACTTAGGAAAGGTAGTTCTTTTGTCATTCCCTCGTTTTAATGGAGACTTTATTTCAAAACGGTATGAAGATGTAATCATGGAAAAAGAAGTAATAGAAAAAAGACATACCTTTACTATTAATGAAGAACTACCAGAAGGACCAGATAATCAGTTTGAGATTGTTTGGGAAGAAGACCATATTATTTCATATAAATATCCAAGAATGTTTGCATTAAAAAGACCTACATGGGAAGTAAACCCTACTCGTAAAATAGAAGATTTTAAGATTGCATTTCTTACTGACATAGGAGATGCTATGATGCGTTTTCTTTGTACCCCGACATATTCTTCGGATGCTTTTTTTAAACAAAGAGATAAGTTAGAAAAATGTATGACTCTTAGAAATCCTATAGATAATCACAGAAGATTTGATGCAGGCTTTAAGCCAGATCCAGAAAAGGTATATTACATACATGCTGACCTTGCACAAAAACATGACAAGTGTGCGGTTGCAATCGCACATGTTGAACGCTGGGTAAACATTCAGGTAATTAAAGATTACGAACAGGTTGCACCAATTGTTGTTGTTGATGCGGTTGCTTGGTGGGAACCAAAAGTAGAAGGTCCAGTAGATTTATCTGAGGTAAAAAAATGGATTATAAATCTTCGTAGAGAAGGATTTAATATTGGAACAGTTTCATTTGATAGATGGCAGTCTTTTGATATTCAGCAGGAACTAAAAGCAGTAGGTATAAGAACTGATACTGTTTCTGTTGCTAAAAAACACTATGAAGACCTAGCCATGATGGTATATGAAGAAAGAATTGCCATGCCTATGATTCCTTTGCTTCTTGAGGAGTTGGGTGAATTAAAGATTATGAAAAATAATCGTGTTGATCATCCACGCAAGAAATCTAAGGACTTGGCAGATGCC